ATAGGCTTGGAAGTCGTAAGCCTTGGCCCCAAAGTTCACGCCGTCTACTAGATCGCCTAAAATCTCTTTAAGCCGGTCATATAGGCCAGCGCCTAAGCCGGTGGTGTCGATCACCACTTTCTTGAGCCCTAACGGCAGTAAGCGGCGTACTTCGCGCTGCACTTCGCCAGCCGTCGCCATCAGATCATTGCTATCGAGACGGCGGCACACGTTAGCACCTAAACGCCGGCCTTGCCGGTCAATCAATCCAGTCTTGTCACCACCGCCGCGCGCCGGATCGACGCCAAGAATAAGCGGCCCGTAACCCGTGACAGATGCCTTGCGTGCTCTGAGCACTTTAACCGGCTCAATAAAGGCCAAGTCGCCCGCCGTCTGGAATGCCTCTTCAGCAGTCGCCGGGTATTCCTGCCTAAATTTCCAGCATGGCTCCTCTGCCGAACCGCCGGCAATAACTGCCATGTCACGGTTTTTGTGCCATGCCCAATAGGTCTGGCCACGCTCTAAACCGTGGTGCTGCTCATACTCGACAAAGGCAGCCGGTACATTCCAATCTTGCGGCACGTCTTTTGTATATTCTTCATGCCAAAACCACGGAATGAATATCGCCTCATACTCGCTGTCTCCGCGCTCTGCGGCTTTCCATTGCGAATAGAAACTGTTGCCGATTCCGTTGGCCGTGCTTTCGCGAATGTCTTCCGTGTCTGGCGAGTTTGCAATCGCTTGGCCAATGCCCGCCGAGTGGTTTTCAGCGTTAGGCCAGAATGCAACCTCAGAGCCGTGGAAAAGCTGGATTGTCTCAGAGCGCCCCACTTCGGCACTACCTGCTGTCGCTACCTTATAACCGCTATCAAGTCGCGCGAAGCTCAGTTCCTTTGCGTTGGCTCTATGCGTTTCGGGGCGCACCAAATCCGGGCACCCCTCATGAAACCGCTTTGCCATGCCGAATAGGTTGTCAGAAGCCGTGTCCAAATGCGTCAGAATGAAAGCCCGCACGCCAAACTTGTGCGTAATCTTCCAATAGAACCGCCCGCCGATATACGTCGAGATACCGACTTGCCGGCCCTTCAATACCAGCGCCCTAACCTTACCCTTGGCTTTTAGCTGAGCCTCTAGCCTTTCGTGCAAGTACCGCTGCGATCTGTTCAGCATCAGCGGGTGAACATCACCTGCCTTGGTGCGAATGCGCAAGCATTTGGAGGCGTAGTGCTCGAAGTCGTCTTTGAGCTTCTGACGTATCGCGCGTTCGCGGTCAGAGAGTGTGCTCATTCAAGTTCGCCTAGCGCTTCTTCATGGCGATATGTGACATTCAAGCTGCCTTCTATCGACTGCAAATCTGGCGTTGTCTTCTTCAGCAAGCCGAGTGCAGCCGAGACTTGGTGCGGGGATAAATCAACTTTGTTGCCCTGCTCATCCTCTTTACCAAGAACAAACCAGTTCAATCTCTTAATGATCTGTGTGGCTTGTATAGCCGCCCTTGTTCTTTCGGTTTGTTGCGGATTCAACCGAACGCCGCGCGGGCCTTTGCCGCTTGGTATTCCTGCCATGGTCTTTACTCTCTAGTGGCGTGGTTCCCCACGGGGTTATGCTGTGATCTGTGTTGCAGATGAAATCTGCTTAGTCACGTGAGCAGGTAATGTGCTCTGTGCTTTCGTGATGAGGCCCAAAGCTGGTTGGTTCTTTACCGGGTAATAGCCTCTTATAATGATGCCAGTGGATGTGTCGTCTGCATCCGTTGGACTTCCGATAATTACCACCATCGGAGAGGCTGAGGCGCTTAATGTGTCGTCGTCTTCTGTAAGGCTGGCATTGGCGACAATGAGAATTGTTGCCGTTGCGCTTAGTGTGTCGTCGTCGTCCGTCTTAGTGGCCGTCGCTACAATATCGACTTCGGCTGTAGCGGTGAGAGTGTCATCCGCCTCAGTGAGTGAGGCCGTGAGGGTGACAATCCGGGCTGCCGTCGCCGTAAGTGTGTCTGCGTCTTCGGTGAGGCTAGACGTCGCTGTAACCGTGACGACTGTCGCGGCTGTGAGTGTATCGCTTGCTTCTGTTAGGCTTGCGGCGGCAAGTATTTGAACGGTGGCTGTAGAGCTAAGCGTGTCGTCTGCTTCAGCGAGCGCCGCGCTAGCTTGTATTTGAACGGTAGCGGCAGCGCTTAAAGTGTCATCAGCTTCCGTAACCGAAAGGCTGGCTGTTATCCCCGTGCTGTCGAGATTGATAACGCCGCCAATAGGCGAGCCAATATAGCCGCCAATCATGACTTACGGCCAAACGATAGAGGGCAGTTCTCCAATAATCCCGGCAATCGTTGGTGCCTCTCTTTGACCGGCTTGGACCTTAGCGAGTTCTGTGTAGGCATAAATCCAGATCTGGTCGCGCCACGCTATGAATGCTTGCGCTTCTGCGGCCCATGCTGGAATTGTGCTTGTCGAGTATCCAGCGAGCGCCACACCGTCTGCATAGCCCTTTGCCTTGGCGGTCGTGTCTACATGAGCCTGAATCGCGTTTGCGTAGTCGGTAGCTGTAAAAACCTTGTCCGTAATCGTCCACGTCGCACGCACCACGTTGCCGTCAATCGCGTAGCTAGGCCCGTCAATTGTCTGTAAGGCTGGATCGTAAGCCGGAATCTCGCCTTCAATCGGCAGCCACGCAACCCGCTTGTGCTCTGGCACATCGTCTATCGAGATATCCCTGCGCTCTACAATCGCGCCATTTTCAATTCTTGCTATCATTGTTACCCTGCCAAAGATGCAATTTGCATGACTTCACTTGCTGTCAGGGCGCGGTTATAAATCCGAACATCGTCAACAGGCCCGCTATAATAACTCGTGTCATCCGGTCGTCGTCCGATATTAACAAGGCCAGTTGTATTAGTCATTGAACCAGTGAACGATGTACTAGACCCCTGCTCGACACCGTTAACGTAAAATTTCACAGCAACTCCATTGCTATATGTTGAGGCAATGTGCGACCAAGTGTTGCTTGCAGGAGCTACAGCCGCAGTAACCGTTGCATGATCAGCGCCAGCGCTCTGCCAATACTTGCAGTTGTTATAAGTCATCCCGAATTCATATGTGCTTGCTGTTGTTTTAGCGACAATTCGCCCAGTCGATCCGGTGTAATATACCCACGCCATGACCGTGAATGCGCCGGTAGTGACCGGGGAAAACGCGTTATTATCAGGAACAGAAATATATTGCGTGGAGCCGTTAAAATCGACACCGCCGTTAATTCTCCCGCCAACCCATGACGGTGAATTCTGCAATGTGCCGGTACGGCTATTGCCTGAGCTATCAGCCGCCGATGACCCGGAGCCGTCGTCTAGCTTCCACCAGCCAACCAAGCCCGATGTAATCGAGCCAAACGTATCTGGCATGGTCGCAAAGCCAAGATGCTGCGTTAGTGCTAGACTCATGCTATAGGTCCGTCGCTGCGTTGGTCGTGAAGAAAAGCCGTATGCCGTGAAGCCTGGCATCAACGGCCATTGTGTCAGAGCCGTTTGCAGGCGCGCGTGCTAATTGGAATTGCACGGTATCTTCTGCCGCGGGCGTCCCGGCAATCGTGATTGCAGCGCTTTCAGGCGCGAGATAAATATCGTTAGTTGTTCCACCTGTATCCGTCGATGTTTGCGCCGTTCCAAATGCCACGTCCCCGGCGTCGTCATCCGAACGCGCGACGGCTGCTAACTGCCACACCACGCCGAAATTCGTGGTCGTCGCGGGATGCGACCAAACCGGCTGAAAGGTGACTGTGCCTAAGTCCCAGCTTTTCGGAAAGTGGATTTCAAATTGTAGAAATTCTTGCGTGGTCGTGTCGAAGTCGTAAGTAAAGAACATATTTTTGTTGGTCGCCATTTCAAGAGTCCCGAGAGCCGCGCCGTTTGTAGTCCTGGTGCGCATAGCTCCGGCTGGAATCCAGATCGTCTCGCGGCCTGCCGTCTTGAGCTTGGACCCCGTGATCGCCGTGTTTAGATTGGTGCTTGACGGCGACGCCAGAAACGCAGCCACGCCGCTGCCGAATACCGTCGAGACGCCTACCCAGGCGTCACCATTCCACGAATAGGTTTTACCGTTATAGGTGTAGGTATCATTGGTTGCTGGCGACGTTGGGAAGTCTATCGCCATTTACGCACCCAACAATGTTTTAATGTCGGACGCGTCTAAGCCGAGAGCAGCGAGTTTTTCTTGCAGTTTGGCCATGGCCTGGGCTTTGGTTTCCGCTTCGGCTGCGTATTTTTCAACCAGCGCGATGTGCTTCTCTTCATCGCGGCCACGCTGCAAAATCTCTGCCTCTGTCAGAGGGATGTCCTTCGCTATGCCATCCGGCCCCACCACGTGCTTTATCAGCATCTACACCATCCCGTAAACGGCGTAACTAAGCGAGAATGTGCCAGACGATGGCAGGAATTGAATAGCATCAACGTCCGCCGCTGAAATGCGAGAGCCGCCCCC